TCCAACAATTGATTCATTTATAATATCTTCAATAGCAGCATCGCACTCTGGCTGAGCTGATATATCTCTATACTTATAAATTTGTTCAATTTCATTCTTAACTTTGTCGCCATCCATATCGATGTACGCGCCAAAGTGACCACCCGCTTGAACAACGCCGGCGCCATCCTCGTCAGTCTTAGGTACAAAGGAAGGTAGTAAATCCTTACTCTTTGCTGCTTTTCTATTGATTTCAAAACCAAATAATTCGGCCATTGTTTTTCCTCACATTATCAGAGGGGACGTTATATCCCCTCTTCTAATATTATTTATATGTCTACGAAGTAGTGTCAGATTCCCAGTATTGTACCTGGAATTCTACTGTGAACTCTTCAATAGTATTTTCTGAATCATAACTTACTTCTATCTCAGAAACGTTAGTTGGAAATAAACCTCTAAAGTCATATTTCTTTGTAACATCTCCAGCTTTATTCAATTGTTCAACAATTGCATCTGCTTGATAGTCAGTAGGATTAGATAATCCTGTGTTTTCGTTATTATTATTAATACCATTCATCCAACGTTCCATAGCATTACGAACCTCAAAACCAGTGTCATTAATGACAGTGATTGTCCAAGGATCAAATGTTCTGTCACCAGCTATTTGCAATGTTCTACCTCTGAATAATACAGGGATAGGTGCAATAATTGATGCAGGCATTTGAGCTGTTTTACACATGAATGATGTAAGTTCTACATCACCTTGTGCATAACCTGGATAGTTCATAGTTACCTTGAAAAGGTTGGATCTTGCTCCACCGCCTACTAGTTTAGATTTAAAATCATCTACGCCTAAAATTGCCATGTGTTATCTCCTATGAACCTGAGATTTCAGAGAATTCAACCCCTGATCTCGTTGCTACAAAGTTAAGTGTAATGAAGTTAATAGATCTGTTTGGCTTGATATAGATATCTGCCACAAATTTATTACCATCAATAACTTGACTTGTGTTGTTAGTGTTGTCACAGATTACTGAAAAATCTGTTAATCCACGTCTTCCTTTGACGTCTCTTAAGAACGGTTCAACTAAATTTCTGAACTGTGCTCTTGTAAATTCGTCGTTAAATTCGAATAGTTGCGCTTTAGCTGCTGTGCTAACCGCTTTTTCTAATGCGATAAATAGTCTTCTTACATTAATTCTGTCGAATGCTGAAGGTCTGCTTAATAAAGTTTTGTCACCAAACAATATTGTACCTTGTCCAGGTAGTGATACTATTGGGTTGACTCTAGATTTATATAAAGTGTCTCTGTCTGCTTTCTTAGGGTTATATGCAAGTTTAGTTACTCCAAGTAACTGACCTCTGTTTACGCCTGCTGGTGAGAACCATGCATCTGCTACTGAATCAGTATTAGCACATAATCCTGCGTGATGTCCTGCAGCGCCTATCCATCTGTATACATCATTATATTTGTCGTATACGTATAGTGCTGTTGAATCGCAAGAAGCGTAAGAAGTTGAAGTTAATCCATCAGCAAATGCTTTCACATCTGTTGCTGGTGTTGAAGTACCGACTGAATCTTCGATCGGTGGAGATATAAATGCCATACAATCTTTTCTTGCGTTTACTATAGATATTAAATCTTCTGCTATTGTCTCAGAGCCATTGGCGTCTGGAGTAGCAAATAATAGATTTACGTCTACAGTGTCTGCATCTTCTAAAAGATCATATCCTGTTGCAATTTCTCCTACTGTCGGAGCGTTATCGTCTGAGCCACCACTAAGTGAGTGCTCGATTGCTGCTGTGTTTACTGTAAAAGTTGTGTTGGAAGCAATTGTTTCGCCAGCATCAGTTAAACTTGTGTCATGATCTGCCCACCAAATATACTCGGATGTAGAATTAATTACATCTTTGTAGAAATTAGTAGTACCATCACTATTCTTAGCATCTGAACCTTGCGATACAAATGCGAATGTTTCTAATACTGTTCCTGGTGTACCTGAAATAGCTCCATCCTCATCAACGACTGCAACATGCACCTCATCTTTTGCGGCTGTTTTGCCCTGGTCGATCGCATATTGCGAAGTTCCTGGAGCAGCATCAAAATTAGCAGCATAAGTCCAACCACTAAAACTAGTGATTCCTTCTGTTACCATTGATACTTTTAAGCTATTACCTAATTCACCTGGATATTTTGCTACCCAATTACCCTTACTTAGACTTCCATCAGCATAATTATTCACATAGTCATCATTATTCTTTATCAGCTGTCCTGAACCATCTGCAGTCGCGTTGTCGTGACCGGATGCTACTCGAACTACTTTTAGTGCGTTTCCATACTTTAAGAATGACGCTGCTACTAGAAAGTATTTAGCTGTATTGTTGTCAGGTGAGCCAAATTTCTCAGCAAGTTCATTTTCAGAACTTACAGTTAAAACTTCTCCCACTGGACCCCAGTTGAACGAGCCTGCGAATCCACCAATGCTGGTTGATACTGCTGGGACTACATTCGTAGCGTCGATCTCATTGACCTGAACGCCTGGTGATACTTGAAATGCCATCGCTTTGTCCTCTATGTTTGAGTTAGTTAATAAGTTTCATAATACGGATATTCAATACTATTATTTATAACAATTGTTCTTTCATCTACCAAATGTCTTTATCTTTAAATAATTCAATAAATTGCTTAGTTACTCCACCCACATACCTTTCGATACCCTGTAAACCAGGATTTGAGTTGACTTCTAAACAATATGGTAGTTCTTTTTCTCTATTATCAGCAGGTAATAAGTCAATTCCTGCTAATCTTGTGCCAAAGATATTTGCTATTCTTATAGATTCTTCAGCTTCTTTGTCTGTTAATTCAATTTCAGATGCATCAGCACCAAGTGATACATTACTTCTTCCATCTCCAGAGATTACTTCTCTTTTCATTGCTCCTAATATCTTTCCCTCACAAACTAATACTCTTATATCATAATCAATTGGAACAAATTCTTGTATAATTAAAGGTAAATTCTTATTATATAATAATATCATTTGAACTAGTGCTCTTAAAGATCTCATACTTTCTACAATAACAACACCTACGCCTGTCTGAGTACCAGTAGATGATTTAAGTACGACAGGAAATTTAGTTTTTAGTTTAGCCATTGCTTCTTCAACTTCTGAAGAATGAGTTACTGGAACTGTTTTTGGAGTACGTATTTTATTCTTTACCATTTTAAGATAACTTAAATATTTACTGCTACATAAATCAAATGATTCAGTATCGTTAATAAGCGTATAACCAAACATCTCTAAGTTTTTCATCTCATCATACCAATTGCGATTACCTGTAAATCCTATGGTACCTAAGCCTCTTGGCATAATTAAAGTATTTTCTGGTGTTATAAGTATTGGCTTTTGTTTTTCTTTATTACCTTTATCATCTGGTACTTTTACAAGTCCATCTTTATCAAAAGCATATGATGTAAGTAAATGCCCACCTTGTGTCTTGGTAATTTCTAATCCTGGAAAGTCTACTGTGTGAACTTTAATTCCTTGTTTTGCAGCTTGATTCACAAACAACAATTGATTACCTGAATCTTTAGAGTCAGTATCTCTTACATGCGCTTGCGAATGTGTTAATATTACTATTTCATATTTCATACGTTACGTCCTGTCCAACTTTCTACTTCGAACCAAATGTTACCATCATCGTCTTTACTATATTTATCTTTTTCATAATTTCCACTTTCTACAAATCCGAACGGTAACATATCGTCTTGTATAGCAGCTAATCTTTCTCTATATAACATGTCTTTCATATCAATATTAGTTAAAGCTTCAAAGACATCTGTTGTTGTAAACCAAGCAAATAATACTAAATTCATCATGAGATCATCATGATTTGGAGCAACTGCTTGATAACTATTTCCTTTTGCTACAAAAGTACTTAATTCTACAATAGTTTGAGCATCTTTTATGTTAAGCTTTTTCTGTTCTATTAAATCCTTTATAGTAGAACATCCAATACGTTTAACTCTTCTTGTCATTGTAGCCCCAAGAGCATTTGCTTTAATACTTGACTCTACAAACATGTTTTCATATTCTAAATCGTAATATAAACCATTACAAACAACTGCACCTTGATCGTTACTTTCTACTACAACATAAGCTTCATTATATAGATTAGCATACTTATAAACTATATCTGGTAATAACATTGGAGATATATTATTATCTCTAAATGTACATACTTGCTCAAATGGTTGCATGCTTACATTAATAATAGTAAATGTACTATAATCTTGCTGTCTTCCTTTCGCAACATCCACACACATTACATATTCAGCTCCTTTTAGTGGTAGCTCATATATGAATACATTTTCTTTTATAAGCTCAGGTTCAATACTCTTTTGAGCTAGTAAATGATTTGCACTTATTAAAGTATTACCTCTTCCATGAAAAGTATTACCAAATTCTTGTTCAAACTGTAATTCCGAAGTATTCGCTACTGTTTGTTCTTTCCAATTTTCGTCTCTTCCTGGAACGTCCCACCAATCTACTCTAAATGATTTAAATTCGTTTGTCTTTTGTACTGCGCCTTCCCATAACTTATGATATACATTACCAATACCGTTTGCAGTAGAAGTTATAATAATCTGTGTATCTTTACCTGCTGATACTACTGGATAAGTTGATGTATAAAATTGTGCATCGTTTTCTACAAATGCAAACTCATCTAAAAACAATAAGTTAATTGATAAACCACGAATAGAACTACCAGAAGTAGCTGCAGCTATTATCTTAGAGTTATTACTAAATTCAATACTTCCTTTATTTAAAGCTTTACACCCTGGCTGTAAAAAGAACGGTAAGTTTTCTAAAGCAAGCGTAATCCTTGCTAACATCTCTCTTGCAACTGCACCTTTATTTGCTAATATTGCAATTGTTTTTTCTGGATGAAAAACTGCAAACCATAAAAGATATACAACTGAAGATATTGATTTACCACTTTGTCGACATGCCAGAACAATACTGAATCTATTTTCTTGGAAATGTTTAAACATTCCTTCTTGATACGGATATAAATTGAAAGGAACTAAGCCTTCATCAAGTGATATAATCTTTACATATTTAACAGCAAAATAAGCTGGATCTTGCATACATTTCTGATATTCTACAATCTCTTGCTTAGTAAATGAAGTTTGAACTCCATCTCTTTTGACATTTGGATTACCTAGGTAACCAAACTCATTATTCTTTAACGTCTGTTGCATCGATTACATTATCCTTGTCTAATAACATTCTTTGTAAATCAGTCGTACTACCTACAAACACATTATTATTTGTCACTTTCTTTGCTTCTTCTCTCTCTTCTTGAGTTAAATCTTTCTTGGCCTTTTGAAGATCCATTAGATTTTTAGTTACATCACTAATGTTTTTTATTGTTTGTGATAAGACTTCAAATGCTCTTGGATGTTCTGATTCTATTGCAAGCTCAGATAATACATCCATTGATCTTGTTCCGCTATAGATAAGATCTTTATATGTTTTACGAGAAAACTCATAATCGTCTTTAACATCTTTATCTAATGTAATAGGTCTATTACTTTGTATGGCAGGTAGATTTTTCTCTAAGCTAGCTGCAATCTTTTCTTTTTTGTCCATTATTCAGTACCATCTTGTGTTATGGTTTCAGTTACAGTAAAGCTATCAGCTGTATCTGATGCTCCAACAGTAAAGTCCATTTCTTCAAATATCGCTGTTGTATTTACTTTATCGTGAAAATCTAAATTAACTTCACGTATAATTGCTTGATCAGTTGTTGGTCCAAAGAACTTCATTTTCATTGTAAAGTCAAGTTGATATATTAATACTCTTCTTTCAGTAAAAAC